CTCGTGGACCCTGATTAATACCATCACGCCCGACAGCACATCTTACAAGCCTTACGCTGACTCAGGCACGCTCTGCGGCGTCTATGAGGACTTTGAGTATCAGGTGCGGACATTGGGTGGCGGTATCGGCAACAGCAATGGTAACGGTCTGATCAAGAACCTGTGCATCACTGCAGTAAAGGTCGTCAAATGATCCGCTTTGTTATTCTTGATGGCGCGATACCGCGCGTCTACGGTCAATGCGCCACGCTACCGAATGGGGCTGTCAAAGTTGATCACGACCCCGAATTTTACGCGGCCTGCATGCTGGTTGATGGTCTGTGGGAGGCGCGGCCAGCGATTGACGCGCCTGCGATCAAGGGTGCCTGTGCTGCAGCAAGACCTTTGTCTCGCAGGGCGCACATAACCGGATGTGTGACCCCTGCCGCTTGAGTGCCGCTGGCACCGATACCGGCTCGCATCGGTTTATCAGCCCGGGCCGGAGGGGGTGAGCATGATCCGCGCCGCCGCCCTTACATCCAAGCGTCTGCAGCGTGTGTTGAAGCTGCTGTCGGACGGTCGCCCGCACACCACTCGAGAGATCGTCCGCAAGGCGCGCGTGATGGCGGTGAACGCCTGCGTTTCCGAGCTGCGCCACCACGGTGCCGAGATCACCTGCAGCCAGCGTGTTGAGGGTGACCAGCGCCTGTTTTCCTACACAATGATGAAGGCCCCGAACCCATGAAGTCCCCGACCCTTTTGAAGCGCGAAACTGTGTCGATCGATCAGATCGATGTCGGCGAGCGTCTGCGCCCGGTTTCCGAAGCTGGCGTTGAAAGTCTGATCGCGTCGATCACCGAATTGGGGGTGATGAAAGACCCGATCCACCTGCGCCAGAAGAAGAATGGCCAGCTGGTGTTGATCGCCGGTGGTCACCGGCTGGAGGCAGCCAAGCGGCTAGGTTGGAGCGACGTTTCTGCCCATGTCTGGGCCGATGTGACCGACGATTGGGCGCGGCTGATGGAGGTTGACGATAACCTCGCCGGGGCCGAGATGAACGCCCTTGATACAGCGGTCTTTTTGGCCAAGCGCAAAGAAGTCTATGAGAGGCTGCACCCTGAGACGAAGGCTGCTACTGGCTCTGCGCTAGTAGCACGCCGCTGGAATACGGCGGACACGATGTCCGTCGTATCTTTTGCCACCGCGACAGCCGAGAAATTCGGTCTGACCGATCGTCATGTTCGCCGAATGATCGCTGTAGGAACTGCGCTGAACCGTGCAGATTTGACCAAGCTGCGCGCAGCGCCAAAGCCGGTCACGCTGGCCGATTTGCAGGTGATCGCCAAGGCCACCAGCAGCGATGAGCAGGCCCACATTGTCGCGGCGTTGAGTGCGGGCAGTGCAAAGTCTGCGGGTCAGGCGCGGGCGGCATTTATCGCCCGTGAAAAGGGCATTGAACCCAGCGTTAAAGACCCCGTTGAAGAGGCGTTCAAAGCCCTCGGCGCATTGTGGGCGCGTGCGCCGAAGGCAGCGAAGCGGTGGTTTGCAGAAGATCATGCGCCGGAGCTGCACGCGCTGCTTGATGGCGAGGATGACAGCGAATGAAATCCTTGATCACGCCCTCTCAGGAATGGTGGACGGCGGAAGAAATTGCCGCCTCGTCGTTGCCGGATTTGCCAGCCTCTCGTCAGGGTGTTGAGGCCGTGATCAAGCGCTTGCGCTGGCGTGAAATCGGGGCGCTGGCTGCGCGCCGCCGTGCGGGCAAGGGCGGCGGCTGGGAATATAACTGGCAGCTGTTCCCTGATCGCGCGAAGCGGCAGTTGTTGCAGGCGGCGGCGGTGAAATCTGCCGCCCCGCAAGCCCCGGAGCGGTTGGCGCGTGATGAGGCTTGGGACTGGTATGAAAGCCTGCCGCAGAGCGTCAAAGACAAGGCGATTGCACGGCTGAAGATCATCCAGCAGGTCGAAGCATTAGAGGCCCAGCAGGGGCACGGGCGGCACATGGCCACCGTCGATGTGGCCATGATCACAAAGACCGGCACACGCACGATCTGGACATGGTTCCAGCTGATTGAAGGCGTGCGCGTCGATGACCGCCTTGCCTATCTTGCCCCTCGGAATCGGGCCGCTGTTGCTTGGGTCCGGTCTAAGGATTTCAGCCCGGAATTCTTCGAGGTGCTGAAGGCGGATTTCCTGCGTTTGGGTCCGATTCCTTTCTCTGACAGCTATCGCCGGGCTACCAAGATCGCGCAAAAGAACGGCTGGGATGTGCTGCCTGAGCGCACGATGCGCCGTGTGATGGATCGCCGGGTGTCAAAGCTGACGCAGGTGCTGGCGAAGCAAGGTGTTGAGGCCTTGCAGCGGCTTTACCCGCCGCAGGTCCGCGACAAGACGGCGCTGGCCCCGATGGAGGCAGTGAACGCCGACTTTCACAAGTTCGACGTGTTCGTGTCATGGCCGGTACCGAAGGGGCAAAAGCCGGTGATCGGACGCCCGCAGATGGTGGCGTTTCAAGACATCTTTTCCGGCCGGATTTTGTCCTGGCGGATCGACGTCAACCCGAACTCGACTGCCGTGCTGCTTTGTGCAGGCGACATGATAGAAACATGGGGCATTCCGCAGCATGTGTTGCTCGATAACGGGCGGGAATTTGCGGCCAAGGCGATCACCGGCGGGGCTTCGACCCGGTAGAGAAGCATTCGGCCAACACATTTCACAACTTTATGAGTCAGTCTCTAAATTCGAGACGGAACTCGGAGACAGCATAAGCACGTTAAAGGCAGATGGCGTATCTGTCCGCGCCATTGCCAAGACTGCTGCTCGCATACAGGCAGACGACTTCTCTGATCACGCTGAAGAATTGTCTTCTGCAACCGACTTTGCAGCTGCGGTTCTGTGTTTGCTTGCATCCCACTATGAGCCGCTCCTTTCCCCGCCACAATGGTTCCCCACGAGCGACTTACCGATGGGGAAGAAGTTCAAAAAAGCTGCGTTTCAGGCAGGTGAACTAGAAGTCAGATATTTGGCTTTTGACACTGCCGATGCGGAAAGCCGCGCAAATGGAACGTCGCTGGGCGATCACGGTCCGCGCGCTCACTGGCGTAAAGGACATTTTCGGCGGCAACCTTTTGGGCCAAAGGGTGGCAGTGCATATCGGCCGACTTGGATACGTCCTGTCTTGGTCAATGCTAAAAACGGACCCACTGCCGAGCGTTCAGAGTACACAGTGGGGGCCCGTCGATGACCGACGCCGCAGCCATCCGCACCGCCCACCGCGATGAATGCCGTGTCCGCAAGCCGTTCTGGATTGGCGGCGTGCCGACCAAGCTTGACATCTACGCGGTCAGCAAGGCCGTGGCCGCGCGCCTGAAGGTGACATTGGCTGATGTGAACTCCGCCTTGGCCGAAGACGGCCCAATCGGTGCCAGCAAATGACCGTCGTCGCCCTGATCACCAACCGGGTCGGCCGGATTTACGGCGGTGGTGCCTGCTGCTGACATCACGGGCCAGTTGACCACGGCCCAGCTTGCGGATGCCTCTGTCAGCATTGCGAAGTTTGCCAGCGGCATCACCCCCGTCGAGGTGGTTGCGACCCTGCCGACGGTTGTCATCGGCTCGACCCTGTTCAAAGTGCCAGGTGCGCGCGGCACGGCCAAAGTGACGATCGGCGCGCAGGGTATCCCCTACATCGAGTTCGAGTTCACCGGCCTCTTCACCGTGCCCGCCGAAGGCAGCCGGCCAACGCCGACGCTGACGGCATGGAAGAAGCCCTCGGTTGCCAGCAAGACCAACACGCCGGTGTTCACCATCGGTGGCACCTCGCTGGTGATGCGGCAGTTCGCGATGGATCTGGGCAACCAGATCGAGACGCGGTTCCTGATCAACTCGGAAAGCGTGATGCTCGTAGACCGCGCCGAAACCATCGACGTGACGGTCGAGGCCGAACCGCTGACCACGATCAACCCGTTCCAACTGGCGGTCAACCAGACCCAGACGCCGGTGATCGTGCAGCACGGCGTGACCGCTGGGTCGCGGATCACGATCAACGCACCGCTCGCTCAAATGCAGCGCCCCACGGGCGTTGAAGAAAACCAAGGCATTGCCGAATGGCCGCTGAAGCTGATCCCACAGCAAAACGCGGGCAACGACCAGTGGACGCTGGCGATCACCTGATCTGACCCCATTTTTTTGTCTGGAGCCCCAAATGACCTTCAAGCTGCAAAAGCACCCGACCTTCCGCACCACGGCGACGATCCAGGTGCCAACCGATGCAGGCATGGTGGCGCAGAGCCTTTCTGTGCGGTTCAAGGTGCTGCCCGAGGAGGCAACCGCGCTGGAACCGGTGGAGTTTCTGCGCCAAGCCGTTCTGAGCCTTGATGACGTAGTTGATGACCAGGACGCGCCGGTCGCGTTTTCGGCCG